CTAAGACGACCCACCGAGCTTGTCATTGTTGTGTATGGCCAAACGCTTTGCGCTGAGCTTGCAACCGCGATTTGAGGCGCTCTGGGTATAGCATCTTCGATCGCTGACCTTCACAAGCCCAAAGAAGCGCAGCAGACCAGCGATGGCAGACAATAGGCTATTAAAGGGCATCACGCTGAGTGGGCAAACAATTGCTTCGCGGCTCCTCCACGGCATTCTCTGACGGATGCGCCTTGCCAGTTGCCAAGTTGCCAGTTGCCAGTTGCCAGTGGTCCAAACAGGCCAACTGAGAGGCCGTGCCACGGTAGGTATTGAACCACCGGCATGTGAGAGTTTGGGTAGGCGGGATGCTGGGTCGGCGGGACGCGAGCCAAACGGCATCTGGCTGGCCAGTCTTTTGACGACGGACCTGGAGAGCCATAAAAACAAAAACCAGTGATGACCTAAAATCATACCGGTCTAACCAACTGTTTTTCAGGTTTATTTTGGCGACCTCGGCAGGGTAGCCGATACCCTATTAAACTCAAAGAGTTGAGCTTTCCAACCCTGTTTTTAACCCTCTTTGATATGCTTAGGGTTTTCAGCGCCGCCCCCGCACCATTTGCAGGGGCTTCGACATGATCGCGGCGTTATACGTACAAACCGGCGGCTGCTATTTCGGGCTGGATGGCGTTGATCCTTGGGATGAGGAAAGAGACGCGCGACGCTATGATGGGCCGCATCCAGTGGTGGCGCATCCACCTTGCCAGCGATGGGGAAAGCTGTGGGCGGGCCAACCGCTGTGGATCAAACGCACTGGCGAGCGCAAAATCAAAGGCGATGATGGCGGATGCTTCAAAGCCGCGCTTCACGCTGTGCGCATCTGGGGTGGTGTTCTGGAGCACCCATGGGGCAGTCACGCTTGGCCGCACTTCAACCTGAACAAGCCAGATCGCAAAGGCGGCTGGATCGCCGCTGATGCTTATGGTGGGTGGACGTGCTGCGTTGAACAAGGCCGCTACGGTCATTATGCACGCAAACCTACGCTGCTTTATGCCGTTGGCTGCGATATGCCAGAACTTGAATGGGGCGAGAGCGAACCCTGTTTCCCGCCCGAAGCTATTGAGAAATACGGCCTCGCCTATTGCAAGAAAGCTGGCGAATTGGCGTTCCAGGGCGGGGGCAAAGATAGCGGGCCACGCATCGGCACGCCAGAGCCTTTTAGGGATTTGCTTATCGGCATGGCGGCAAGCGCAGCCCTAGCCAAGCGTGTGTGAGGTCTTAGGCGTGTGCTTGGGCTGGTTTATCTCTTGCAGCCCAAGGCCGAAAAGGCGCTCAAAGCAAGAGCGGCCTAGCCATAGGCAATCCTCTTTGCTCATGACGTGCAAACGCCCATCGCGTGTTTTAAGCCATAGCGCGCCGTTCTCACGGAAAACGTGCGGCTTGGGATCGGCTGCCCGATTGCCGTTTTCGTCAATCATTCGGCTTGGCCCTTATGTAGCCCCGGCTTACATCTGCGGCCTGAACGCCTAGATCAATGACAACCGCACACAGCGCCTCTAGGGCGGCTTTGTCCGTTCCCATTGCCGCTTTGAGTTCCTTGGCTAGAGCAAGAGCCTGCCCTGCTTTCATGGCTTGCCCCATGGCCGTTTTGGCCGGTTTAATGTCCGTTGACTTTGACACGGCTAACCTCTCCTAAATCCCGGTGGAATGTGATTGCTTGAAGCTGTGCGCGGGCGGTGTAACCATGCGACACTGCATAGGCATCGCGTGCGGTTACAGCGCGTAGCTGCTCCCACTGAACGCCGCCAATGTCCGCGCTCTTATGATGATGCAAATGACCGGTAAATAGGAAACGGTGGCGCGTCTTGCCCCATAGCTCTGCAAACTGATCTGCAATAAAATGCACCATGCGTTCGGCTTTGGCCTTGTCGCCGTGATGCGCTGCCAGCATCACCTTGCCGTGTTGCCTGATAAACCACTCGCCAGGTGTTTTCTGCACTTTGATGCGTGGGTTGTCTTTATACCGTTCGGCCAGTGCGAAAAGAACGGCCATATAGGCAAACGGATCGTGGTTGCCGGGAATGATACGCACATCCACTTTTTCGTGCTTTAGCGAGGCGCTTTCTATCGCAGCAGCCAACGTGGCAATCGTCACGTCAATCGTTTTGAAATGCCGCGTGTCCACATCCAAAATGTGGCTGCTCTTGCGCGTCATGTTTGTTTGGTCGTCGGCGTGGGTTAAATCGCCTGCGCTCAATATAACAGCGGTTCGTGATGCTGGTGACGCGGCAACACACTGCGCCACCCATTCTTTTACGCGCTCAGATGCCGATTGCGTGTCGTAATCTTCGCCGGTTTCCTTGCCCCAGGCTTGAAGGCCCATGTGCACGTCTGCCAATGGATAGATTGTCAGTAAGTCGGCATCTGAATATTCAGGGATTGACACAACCGGCGCAGGCGTTAGCCCTTCAAAAGCTTCACGAATGCGCTCCAGCGTGCTATCTTCCAAGGCTTGCACGGGCTTCTGCCAGTAAGTGCTTTTGCGTGAACCCGTCTCAGGGTCAACATTCACAATCCACCCGCTATGCGCCTCACCCGCCGTCACTTTGGCATCGGCAATGGATGCGCGCACGCCATCGGATAGATGCAGCCCCGCCTGTATGGCCCGCCGTCTTCTTTTCCGGTAGGTGTTGAAATTGAGGCCCAGCGCGGCGGCTGCTTTGGCGCTAGAACCATGCTCCTCATAAGCCGCGAGCGCTTGCATCATCACGGCTTCGCTCATTTTATTTTTAGCCATCAGATTGCGCGCCCATAGACCGCCATCATCCCGGCCTCGTGCTGTTGAGCGCCGATCTGTATCACGCCATACTCTGCGCAGGCTTGGCCGTTCACCACCGGAACAATTGCCGCCTGCCCTTCTGCGATGAACAGGATAACATTAGCCTCAGGATTGGCCTCACGGCCCGTTACAGCCTCAAGGTATAATCCAGTGCGCTCGCGGCCCAAAAGCGTCACACGCTCAACTGTGGGCTGCTCTGATAGCGTTTGGGCGAACCGTTCAGCCGGTACGCACATCGCCTGCGCGTGAGCCTGGGGAATGGGCCACGCCAGATACACCATCGCCATGATGACGACAAAACACGCGACTAAGCCAAATTGCAGGCACAAAAAAACCGCCTTACGGCGGCGGCGTTCAGCATTGCGGGGCATCGTGGCCTCCTAGCTGGTTGGGATGATGGAAGGGTTAAACGCTTGAAAGCCAGACAATGACAGTCGCGGCGACGCCAACCAGAGCAGCAACAGCGCCGATGGCTGAAAAGATCGCCCGCCGAACGTCTTTCAGCACCTCACTGCGTTCAGTGCGAACAGCGTCTTGCACTGCGTTTTCAATCTCATTGTGGGCTACCCGGCCCGGCAAATCAGAATTTTGACTTGTTGCACTCTCCAAGCGCACCACCCTGTCGCGTATATCGTCAATGATGCGGTTGGTTTCACCGCGTTCGACATTAGCGAGGTCCATGCTCTTTTCGATATGGTTGAGCGTGGCGCGGATCGCGGCAACTTGTGCCTTCAGTTCCATTTCGGTCACTTGCGGCCTCCAATACGGGAAACGCCGACAACCCCAAAAATGGCGACCACAATCAGGCCCGCCCACTCGTCGAGCGGTGGCGGCAATGCGGCGACAGACCATGTTTGAGGGTAGGCGCACCCGGCGCACCAAAGCAGGCTGTAGATGATAACAGCGGCCCACCAGACGGCGAGCGGCGCGGCAAAGATCAGCATCAACCAAAAGCCGCCCGCACGCATCCAGTCTGCGCGGTCGCGGTATGCCTGTTTGATTATTTCGCCTTTGATGGCCTCGCGGTCGGTCTGCGCGTCTATGCGACGGTCAACCGTATCAAGCACGCGATCCAGAACGCCGCCTGTCAGCCATCGCAGAATGCTAGTCAGCATTGCGCACCTGGTAGACGCCGAAGGCCGTTGCAGCGCTGATGGCCAGTTCCATCACGAACGCATCAAGGCCCATGAACGACCAATCGTAATAGCGGAAAACAGCCAGAACGATCAGGCCGATCAGGACGGCCCATAGTTTGTTGTATTTAGTCATTTGAATTTGCCTCCTAGAAGCCAGCGCAAGAGCGCAACAAAAAAGCCGCTCTTAGGCGGCTGTGAGGGTGTTTCTTTGGGTTTGGGTATGTCAGGCGGTGGTGGCAAGATATCAGGCTGTGCGGCCTCTGTGAGAGGCGTGACGACATAAGGGATGCCGCCAGCCGCACGGATCGCACGCAAAAATGCGTTGTAATAGCCCGCTATAGACGACCATTTGTCAGTGATGTTGACCGTGCGGCGTGCGTTGCGCAGATCGTCCTTGTCGAGATAATACGAAAGGCCCTTGCCGTGGCCATTCCACCGGCCATCCAGCAAGCCCTTGAATAGCACCCTTGCGCTAATCAAAGGATCAAGCATGGCATCTGGATGCTTTACCAGATCGGTGCCAGCATCGCGGCTAGATCGGGCGTAGTTTTCTTTCCAGGTCAACTGCACATGCCCGCGCCCATAATATACATGCCCGGTTTCGGGATCAGGGCGCGCGTATTTTGCAACGGCTGAATTAGAGCCGCGCTTGCGGGCCAGATTGTTCACCGCCCTACGCGCACCAGCATCGGTTTTCGCCAAGCCTTCGCGCACCGGCACCATGCGCCGAGCCGTTTCGTGGTAGGCAGTGGCCAAGGCATAGGCCAGAGTTTTGGCCGATGCATCGCCATGGCTCATGAATGCGTCAAGAATGCCTTCCATGCCCTTCACCTGATCGGCGGTGAGCCTTGAGCCAAAGACGCCGCTATCGCGCTTGCGCAGTGCGTCATAGAACTTGGCCCTATCCATCATTCTTCCTTCCATGAAAAAACCCGCCGGATGGGCGGGCTGAGTGTTGTCCAGATCAGGACGGCTAAGAACGTGGGTTCAATTAGCCATCGTCGGTTGCCGGTGAGTTTGTCGCGCATATCCTGGCGCATGGCACAAGCCGCTTTTGCAGCGGGCCATTTGTGCAGATGAAGGCGGGTGTCGTGTCGCCTTGCCACCCACAGCCACTCTGGATCATGCGGATTGACGAGCCACTCAAGAGCGCGTGGCACGCTCACCTGAAAGACAAACCCCTTAGGTGCCGATCCACTGTCTCGCGTTAGGATGTAGTCAGTGCGGCCTATGCGCTGCCACGGGTATTCGCTATGATAGCCCATTGTCAGGCCAGCGCGCATCATCGCGGAAGTCATCGCCAATCGGGTCATCAGCCTTGATGCTCCACGATGCAGCATAAACCGCTGTGATGTAGCCCGCTGATAACTGCCACATCTCAATAACCTGCGCGGGGGTTAGCTGATGGGTTACGTTGTTGCCATCGCGGAAGGCTGTGAGCGTGGTGGTATCGCCAGAAGCAAGCCGAAGCTGTGCCGCTGTCACCAAGCCTTGCACGTTGCGCGTATCTTTGTCCCGGCCCTGCACGTAGATTGGCTCTGCAATGCCGGTGACATTAACCACAACGCCTTGCTCAATCAGGCTTTCCGCGTGTGCGGTCACGTCGTCTGTAGTCGGCGCTGGTGGAACGTAAGCCGCGATGGCCACACCTGCATCCACAATCTCTGCATAGTGCCGGTTGCCCGGATCAACAGGGATCGACGCACTGGGCATGTCAGAGCGTGTGACTGAGGTTTGTTCTGCGTTTGCGTATTGTGCTGTAAAAGTCATGTTAAAGCTCCGCGTCAAATTCTAACCAAGCAGACGCGCTGGACGCCCTAAATACTGATCCACCGCCAGTAGTCGGAAATGTAGAACTCACATCAATGCGCACCGATATTGTGCTCGGCCCGGTGAACGTGATTGCTGTAGCTGCTGGCGTCGTGTTTCCAGCCAAAATGCCAAAATGCGCCACACTAGAAAACGCACATGATGGTGCCGCCCGCATTTTCTCCGGGAATGTGAATGAATAAAAACCAACAGCAGTATTGTATGCAAGACCGGCTGCAATCGCGGCTTGAGTGCCCGCAATGCGATAATAGTACCGCACCGCACGCCGCAACTGCACATCATAAGGCAGCTGCTCAAACTCTGTTGCTGTGTCGCCTTGCTCGAATTGTACGGCTGTCAGCGTTCCGCTGTTAAACTCAACATTAAGATTAGTTCCGCCAGTAGCCGCTCCAGTCACGCCACTTGCCGCGTATGAGCCTGCGCCTATCTTGCCTTGAGCTGTGCCGACCCATGAGAGCGTGTTTGTGCCGCTTTGCAGGTTGATACCTTCAATAACTTGGATCAAGGAGCCTGCCGTGATCGTCAGGGTTGTTACATTGGCGCTTGTCGCAAAGGTATAGGTGCACCCCGATGCGCCAGCTTTCCATCGGTCGTGACCATAAGCCCCTGCCGCTAGTGTAACTGTTCCTGATACGGCACGCTGGTTTACCGAAAAATCGCCGTTGATAAGCAGGTTGCGGAAGGTGGGTAAATTAGGCGAAGCCGCAATCGCTGTTGAAACAAAGGCGGTTGAGGCGATCTGCGTGGTGTTTGTGCCTGCTGTTGCTGTTGGCGCGGTTGGCGTGCCAGTGAGTGCTGGGGATGCAAGTGGCGCTTTATCCGTGTCAAGCTGATCAAGCGCCGCGCTTACTGTTGCGCCTGTAACGCCGCTATTGTTTACATTCGCGAGGTCGATAACTTGCTGGACGGTCAACTTATTGGTGACACCATCCTTCGATGCTGGAAACTCAAAAGTCCCGCTGGGTATTATCGTACCGGGGAGGCTGCTAATTTTACTCATAATCAGAACTCCTAAGCAGATGCAGAAAGCAGCACAGATACAAGAGACGCCCAGTCCCGCGAGAGGCGTTTGTTAAATTGATAGCGATCAATGCTGACGTTAAGAGTGTTTACATCGCCGCCGCCTTCATAAAAAATGAAATCCTGATCTGGCATGTTGCCGGTATTGACTGACATTACCTGGTCTAAGGAATATGGGTTAGGTGTTCTCGCCCAATTAAATGTCTCTTGGATCAAGAAATTAGACTCTGCCGTGCCTGCGCCCTGCGGGTCTGTGCCGTTGATCACCGTTGAGATCGCCAGTCGAGATTTGTTAGACAGGTTCGTGATTGTCGCCACGTTTGATGAGTTGGTGACAACGCGCGCCACCAGCATATCCTCATAATCGCTGTCGAAGTCGGTGTGCGTTTCATCATGCGACGAGGGGTTATAAGTGCCCGACGCCAAATCTTTGAGTGCAAAGCCATCTGTGGGGTTCCAGCGAAGATGGTAAATCTTTGAAGCGTCTGTGCTCAGATCGGTTTGCGCGGTTGTCACTGAAAAAATACCGCGATGCAGGAAGTCCACACCGCCTGGAATACGCACGGTCCCTGTGCTTGGCGAAGTAACTACGATGCGCCCATCAGTGTTCAGCACTTCGGGGTAGATCGGCAATCGTGCGCGCGCTTGGCTCATAAGAACGTAGCCCGCTGGGTTGCCGCCCGTAGACGCATCAATCAGCGCCTCAACCGCGCGGAAAAGAACTGTCTTATCGCCTTCGGAAAGCGATGCAACACCAGCCTCATCAGCGATGTTTTTAATTTGCCCTTGCGACAGGTTGTGCAGATAATTGTGCATTGCAAGATCGAACGGGCCGCATGGGATGCCTAGCGACTGCTCTGTGCTGTCAGGCGCGCGCAGCTCACCGTTCTCGCCAAAAGGCGGGTCAAAATCGCTCATCATTTTTCCTTTGAAAGTTAGGCGCAGCTATAGGGCTGCACGTCCACCGGGCAAAGCACGTCTGCCCCGTTAATCACATCATCGGTGCCAATGGGTTCGCCATCTTCGGCAAGGATTGCATCGCCATTTTCAGCTAAGATGCCGATATTGTTGCCGACCAGCTCGCAAGCCGTACCCCATCCCTCACCACCACCAGCAAGCGGGAAGCGGGTGCCAAAATGAAAGAGCACGCGCGTGCCAATCGCCACCGGCATAACGCGCGGGTATAGCTGCACGATGGCAAGCTCTTGAGCCGTCAATTCGCGCGCTGGCGCAAGCACTACCCGGCCATGGCCTTCGTGCGCGACAAAGGCATTACTGCCCCAAAATATCTGTGCCGCTTCACGCAGTGCATGGCGGTCAATCTGGCGCATAAACTGGTAGCGCCGCACTTTTAGAAACTTGCGGTAAAGTTCATCATCTGAAAGCGTGACTTGCGAAAACCCGCGCGCATCGCAGTTGATCCAAGTGGCGTTTGCATCGCACGCCCCTGCAATCGGAAACGCGCTTACAAAGCCTTCGCACTCTGCCCCGTAGACGGGCTGCACATTGCAAACACAGTGCGTGCGCGGCCAACCCATCACCTTGCCGATCAAGGTTAGCTGATCGCCTACCGCCGTTTCCAGATCAAAGAATGAAGGGATGGCCTCAACAGCTTCGGTGGCCTCTTGCACCTGCAAAAGCGCAGAGCGAATAACGTGCTGAAGCTTGGGGCTTTCCTGGTACTGGTTTATCAGCTTTGCAAGCCGTGGCTCCACCATATCCAAAGCCATTAGGCCACCGTTACAGTGATGTTGTCAGCGGAAAGATCGGCAATTTCGATAAAACCGATGGACCCGCCAACGATAGCAAGATCATTTGCACGGGCAGCGCTTATGCTCAAAACCTCAACGCCTTGGTGGCGGCTTTCGATGTATTGGCGAACCTTGAAATAATTTACATCATCGCCGTTTGAGCGGAACGCTGCCCAATCTTCTGCCAAGCCGTTTGCGATAGCGATAGGTGCAGGCGGTGGGCAGTTCTGCGCATCGTTGAAAAGCCGCACGCTGATGGAAAGCGTTACCGGCACAACAATGGGTCGGATGATGTTCAAGGATCGGCAAAAGCCGCTCACGACCGTATCCACCATTGCGTTACCGAATGTTACAATACCCGGCGCGACATAAGACCGGGCTTCGGCGGCGATTTCATCATCCTCACCACCCATCACGGCGATAGCGATTGCACCGGCTGGCAGGCCGTTTTCATCCACCTCGTTGTTGCCGTTCACCCACACGCGGGCATAAGTCACGCCTGCAACATTAAGCAGCGCGTTGGTAATGTCCTGCACATCAACCCGCGCCTCGCCTTCGTTTGTAATGCGTTGGCGGTAAGCTTGATCGCTGTCAGAAGCGCGCTCAACCAAACGGTAGCGGCCTAGCTGATCGAGGCGAAAGCCTTCAGCCTGATCAACGTCATACGACTGGTATGTGTTCTGCGCGCGCTCCCATTCTTCGGCAATCGCATCGGCCATCGTGCCGATAAGCTGCCCAGCGGGGCTTTCAGATGTGGTGATAACTTGCGGGCCAAACTCGGTCACAAAAGCGTTCTGCAATTCGCGCAGAATAACGCCTAAGGGCTTGCGCACAAATCCGGTTGGCTGAACTCCATATTGGCTCACTGTTCGCCCTCATATTCTGTTGTTATGTCCAGTGTGTCGATCAGGACGCCGCGCGTTGCCCGATCAAAGCGGATGGAAATCCCGTCGATGCTTTCAACGCCATCGGTATCGAGCACAGCGGCTTTGATAAGAGCCTCTGCCAAGGTTAGATCGGCCTGCTTGCCTAGCACCTGTTCAAGCCAAGGCACGCCTGCGCCGGTATCTAAAAACCATTCGCCTTGGTGGGTGCGCGCGCGTTGGCGCGCGTGTTGGCCAACCGCTTCAGCGCCGTAGACCATGGCCAGATTGCCGGTTTCATCCAGATACAGATCATGCGGGCCATCAACGGAAACACCGCCCTCGATGGGTTTGAGTGCAAAGCCGATGTGCGTCATGCTAGAGACATACCCCGCAACTTGGAAGCAATGTCGGCATAATCCGACTTGAATTGCAGTTGGTGGCCACTGCCTGCGGATGATCCGTATTTGATCACAAGCGTATCAGCGGCCAGCTTTTCCGCCATGACGGCCATCAGATCGAAGGCATCGCCCATAGCTCCGCGCAATCGAAACTTGCCGTCTTCGCTCATCTCTATGGCAAACTGCCCATCTTCGCTGCGCAGTTCCATATTTGTGTTGTTAAAGTTCGGGATCGGGTTTGATAACGGTTCGCCGCCGTCTAAAAACGCTTCCATGTCCGATAAAGAGGCAGAGCGGGCATCGGGAGCCACATAGTCACCGCCGCCGTGGAACGCTTCAGAATTGCGCGATTGCGGCCTTAACGTCACCTTGTCGCCAGCTTTGACCGGCGTGGTGATAACAAAGCCGCCTTGTCGTGGCATCCTTACCGGCACGTCTTGCAGTTCAGGCAATGGCGTGGGTTCGCCGTTTAGGCGTCGCTGATAGTCTGGCTGCACGCGGGCGGTTTGGTTAGCGGGATCGAACGAAACAACCGTGCCGGTCATCTCCCCCCATTGGCCTTCCACCTCAGCGCGTGCCTGCCCGCCGATCACATTGCGCGGATGGTTGGTGGCCTTGCCTGCGTATCCGCCCATCAGACTTCCCCCTCATCAACCTTGCCATCGGATTGAATAGCCTCACCCGTGCCATCAATGCGAAAATCACCGCTCTTGTTGTCGCCGGTATAGGTTGCTTGGCTTACGCGGTACTGGCTTCCTGCGGCGTTCATTTGCAGCGTTTTTGAATTGATCTGAACCTTGCGCCCTGGCCTTAGATCGGGCAGCATCATGCAAGAGAATGTGCAGCCGTTATCTGTGATGGACGGCACGTCGATCAAACCAGAACCGCTTTCCAGCACAACCGTGCCATCAATAAATCCATCAGCCGGGATGATTTCGTGCACACCGTTTTGCACATTGAAATAGAACCGATGCGAGCGGCCTAGAATGTCGATTTCGCGGCGTGCATCGCCGTGCACTGACACCGGGCGCGCGCGTATTTCGTCTTGCAATCCTTCAGGCAGAACCCACTCGCCCCGGCGAATGCCTTGGGCTTCCAGTTCGGCTGCAATATCCTCAAGGATGGTTTCAACCCGCGTGTTGGCGGGCCATGTTTTTGATATGGTTGCGCGCCTAAATGCCTTGTCGCCTTCACCAAATTCAATGCGGGTTATAATGTCCGGTTTCTCTATCCGGTGCACCACGTCCCTGATCTGTGCAACAGCGATTAGGCCAACATTGGAACCGCCTTCAGGTGGCATGTAACCAACCTCAAGTTCAACGTCCTTGAGTTCCCGCCCTACCGCGTTGCGGTGGCCTTCGTTCAGGTTCCAAATCTCAACAAAGCCATCATTGGCCGTTGAGGATAGGTCTTTAGCAACGCTGAACGCCACTTTCATCTGATGGCCTTGCAAGCCACCGGGGTTCACCACAAAGCCGCCAGGAAAGCGCACACGTACCTTGCGCCTGAATAACCTCACGCCAGTTCTTCCGGCTCAACATGGATAAGCTGCACCGCGCCACTTACAACGCTTTCATAATCAGCAACCGCACCGGGCTTATCGGAGTGGAACAACAGCGCACCCATGCCCAGCCCATGCGCGGCCAGCACATCAGTGCCCAGCGGCATCCGCTTACCGGTTAGGACAGGAGCACCATCGCGCGATAGATCAAGGTTCCACCGCTCTGTGGTGACGTTGTACCAAAGCCGCAAGGTGACGCGCTGCGCCCCCATAATAAGCGACACAGCTTGATCATAGGCAGCGACAACCGGGATGATCTGCATTAGTTCAAAAGCCTCGAAAGCACTGACTGGCGCGCGGGGCTGGCAGGCTCAACCGGCACCGTCACGGCATCGCCGCGCGATGTGGTGGACGCCGCCCGCGCTTGTGTCTGTGTGCCGGTTGTGGTGGTGGGTGAAGGCGTGCGCGCCGCGTTCGGATTATCTGCAACAGTGCCAGCGGTTGCCGATGTTCGGGTTGTCCCACCGGTGTCAGCAACAACAGCCGTTTCAGCGATTAGCACTTCCTGTAGATCAATATTACCGTTGAAAATGCCCGAATGTGTTTCATCGCGTTCAGCCGCCACAAGAGACATGAGCATGTTGGTGTAGACCTTGAGGCCCGTGACGATGGTAAACGGCTCACGGCGTCCCTGAAAGCGCTCAAGAGCGGCCCATGTTTCCGCCGCCGCACCATCGGCAATCTCTAGCGATAGCTTGCACGGCTCAACATAGGCGTGGTCCGTCATATCCGCGCCGACCTCAACCGGCACTTGGGTGATGGTCAAAGTAGCTTCGTGCTTTTCCCGAATAACAACATCAATGGGAACGGGGCCAATGGAGCCGGAAAAGGCGATAGTGGTCATTGTGGACCGTTCCCGCTTGTTGTGGGTGTTGCAGCAATACGTGCGCGCTGTGCCGTCACTGCATTAGCAGCGGCATTGCCAACTGCTTGGGCAGTCGCGCCAGGTGCGCTGGCTGGTTGCGTTACAGTCTGGTTAACCGTGACAGACGTTTCCATTGGGAATGTGCGTTGATCCTGAGATACGCGCGCATCTGTTATCGTGGCATCAACAGCAGCTTGGGGTGCCAAGCGGGCCATGTTGCCGCTTAGGTTTTGCATCATCTGTTGCAGTTCAAGGATGCCCGTCGATCGCGGTTGCTGGGCATCGCTAAAGCCCGATGAAATACGATCCTGCGTGCCGTTGTTTCCGCTGAACCTGCGCCGAATAGCGCCAACCGCGCCAAACCCAATATCATCAACATTGAAATCAACGCCAAGGTCGCGGATGCCATCAAGAATGTTGCCACTAGAAAAGCTGTTAATGGCATCGGATAGGCTGCGTATCGCATTCGCCAGATCGTTTACGAAGTCCACCAGCGCCTGCTGTATAAAGGCATCTGGGTCGCTTAGAATGCCCCAATCAATGTTTAGGTCTAAGCTATCCAGAGCACCGCGCAGACTGCCTAGAGCGCTTTCAAACTCACCCATAGCGCTGCGCAAGTTTTCAAGAGCCTGCAAGCCCGCTTCAGTGGAGCCAATAACGCTATCATCGCCGCGCAAGCCCGACATAATGTCTTCCACGGCGATAGCAGCGGCAACAATCGGGAAGCGCGCGGCAAGCCACTTGATCGCAGACCGGCCTGCCATTGTGGTAGCAGCGCCGCCCGCCATTATGCCTAGGGCAGCCTGTGCCTTTGAAAGCCCGGTTAATGACGCCGTTGCACTTACAACAGCATCAGCAACGCCGTAAAAGGCGCGACCAAAGTCCCAAACCAAGCCCGCGCCGGTAGCAATCCCATTCAGCAAGCCTGCGATGGCATTGCCTGCAATCTCTAATCCGCGCTCAACGCGCCCGCTCGCCTCAAGGTCACGCCAAAAATCAAGCGTGCGGTCGTACCAATCGGTAAAGATCGGCAAGACATAAAGCGCGATACGCTGGCGTAAGTTTTCAGATACTCGTCTGATCTTGTCGGCGGCGTCTACAAAGCGCGTTCCAATATCAAGATCATCATCAGACATGACCAGCCCAAGGTCACGGAACGATTGACGCATTCCGTCAATGCCTTCCGAACCCTCACGCAGCATGTTGACCATTGCCGCGCCTTCACTGTCGAACATCTTAAACGCAATGCGCAGCGCCTCTTGTTCGCTTTCCGCATTTTGAACAGCGTCGGCAAAGTCGCCCAAAAGGCTTTCACTTGAGCGCAAAGAACCATCACTGTTGCGCAGTTCAATGCCAAGCTCTTCGATGATGCCCTTAAGTTCGCCGCTGTCGTTCGCGGCCTCACCAATGCGCCTAGAAAAGCGCTGCATGGCCATATCAACCTGGCCCTCAGCAACGCCCGCCATTTGCGCGGCTGAAAAGCGAAGCTCTTGTAAAGCCTCAACACCAACACCCACGCGATCAGCGGCCTTGTTGAGCTGGTCCAGGTCGGCGGCGATGGGTGCCACAAAGCGCTGCAACCCGTTAACAATGGCTGTGGATGCAATGGTTACAGCAGAGCCGATGGCCATAAACCTAGTCGCAAAGCTGCGCGCGGATCGTTCAGCACCGGCAAGCGAACGCTCATAACGGTTGAGGTTCTGTTGCCCGCGTATCTCAAAGCCTAGGCGCGTGACCAGTTCGTCAATGATTGCCAAATTGCAACTCCTGTATTTATGCGCTTAGATGCCGCTTAATGAAAGCGAGGCGTTGCCAATGGAATTGGTTATCTTTTACTGGCTAACCGTGGCGGTTTTCACCGCGATGATAGCCCGATCTAAAAACCGCGACGGTTTTGGCTGGTTTATTCTGGGCTTCTTGTTCAATCTTCTGGCGCTTTTTGCGGTTGGCTTAATGCCAAAAATAGAACCGCGCGGCCAGCGTGGCGAGCATCGAAACTATGACGAAAAAACATGCCCAGCATGTGCTGAAACAGTAAAGCTAGAAGCCACTGTTTGCCGGTATTGCAGCCACCAATTCGACCTGGATGCCGACCGCAATGCCGCCGTGCAAGCCATGGCCGTAGATGATAAAGCAAGCAGGAAACGCAGCTTGATTGTTGTCACATCAGCGCTTGGCGTTTTGGTTCTTTTAGGTGTTGCTTCAGGGTTTTCATGACTTTGAGCGTTTAGCCCCTAGCCCGCTCTTGCATGGCTGCCTTTAGGTCTAGCGCCTCATGCATATCCAATAGCTGTGGAAGGGTGATAACTTCCAAGTCCATTGCGCTGCACATAGGCGGATCGCAAAGCACCGGACGCCAAAGCATTAAGTTCAGATTAGGCGCGATGCGCTTTATCTCTGTTTCGCTTAGTGTGCCGTCTTGGCTGCTTTGCCAGCCGCCAGAAGCTCTGGAAAAAAATCCCCGAACTGTTCCTTCAGCACGAAAGCCGCAACCTTAACGGCGTCACCCATGCGGCCTGAAAAATGACCATCAAAGCTGACCGGAACGCTTTTTCCGTTTTCGTTGATTTCGGCAAGTTCCACAATTTCTTCAAGGAAGTCTGCAAAGGCTTCAGGCTCAACATCGCTTAGGATGCTGGATAGAGCTTTTGCAGCGGCCTCATTGGAAGCTGCTTCATCGTCTGTGCGGTTGGCGATAGCTGCCACAAGGCTGGGCAAACCCGGCCCTAGCAGCTTACCAATGCGCGCAAACAGGATAAGCGAACGTTTGGCGGGCAACTGATCAACGCGATACGTCGCGCCGCCTATTTTCCGTTCTGCCATGCTTTAGAACTCCCGTGGGATTGTGCGTTGCCAATCGCCGGTTACAAGCACCCAGTCGCGGGAAACGGCAGCGCCGCCCTTTTGATCGGATGGGGCTTGCATGATGTAAGCAGCATCGGTAGCGCCGCCCTCGTTTGACCGGCTATCGCGCACTGACAACGCCACGCCGTCAAGCGCACCGCCGCGCTGGCGAGCAAGCAACTGTGTCAGATAGCGATGCATTGGCGAGGTGTGTTGCAGTTTGAGCGTCACACGCGCCGAGCGGTTGGCAGATTGTGAAAAGATGGAAGAACCGTCGGCACCGACAAGCATTGCGCCAATGTCCGCGCCTTCCTCTACCATAACGGCGTCATCGCCTTCAAAAAAGCCGTAGACTTCCGCCCCGGCAACAGTAACAGCAACCTCTTCAAAGGAATAAGCCGTGGTTGTACGTTTAGCCATTTATCGGCCCTCCTAGTAAGACTGGTTCAAATTGACAGTGACGTAATGCACGGCACCGGCTGAACGGAAGAACACCTCGATTGCGGGTGCAATACGGTTCTTGCGCTGCGCTTCGGTGATGGTGAAAACGTCAGGGATGGTGACGGTATAGGCCGGGGCAAGATCGCCCTGTTCGTCCGTATCTTCGGCAATCAGGCCAGAACGGAACGCCTTGGCAAGCACTTCCTCAGCGCCTTGCGCCAAAGCCGCCATGCCGCGCTGATCCATCGGAACGCGCTTTGCATTGGTGAGAATGCCCAGCATCTTTTCTTCCATGCGGGCAATCAGCCAGTCACCAAAATGCACATCATCAATGAACAGGTTGGGCGTGAGTGTGGAACCCTCCACCACCATGCCAAGGTCTTTCATCTTGACGTAGCAGTTGGCGCAGTTGCCGGTTGTGGTGTCTTGGCCAATGCCAGGAACAAAGCCGGTGATAGCCTGCACAACGGTTGAGGTTTTTGACAGGAACTCTTCGCCGTTTAGCCGCTTGTATTTGGCGGTATAGGCTGAGCCGCTTTCGTCAAAGTCGAACGTGCCCAGCTTGGATGCCAGAGAAAAGCCGCCATAGCTGTTTGCATCGGTGCTGTAGAACACAGCCGTGCGCTCAACCTCGCCCTTGTTCGCAGCGGCAACGGTTGCAGTGTCGGCGGCGTCTTCTGTGTCAGCAGCGTTTGACGTGATCAGCGCAATTTTGCGGCGGCTTTCGCACCAGTCCACAAGCTCTTGAATGTAAGAGCCATCGCGCAGCGTCTTGTCAACGTCGATCCAGTACCATCCGCTGTCGGCGTCCTCGATGGCGTTAAGCTCATCTGTTAGATCACCAGCACCGGTCGGCGCTGTGGCAAAGCCGATCTTGATCTGCAACGGCTGTGGGCGTTGTGAGAATGCCGCGTTGGCCGCTTTATAAGCCTCGGTGGTAGCTGCAAAGTCGGCTGCAACCTCATCCATGGACGCATAGGTTTTGGTTCGGTTGGATGCGTCCAGCGTGCCAGATACGGCAACGGTGGTCACAAACAGCGGAACGCCAAAGCCTGCGATCTGCGGGAAGCGGTTGCGGTATAGGTTAACCGATACCGTTCTTGATACGGGTACTTGGGTGACGGCCATTAGGCGTCTCCTTTCGAGTTTTCAGCGATGTTGGGGTGCGCGATAGCCGCGCGGTTAGTCGCCGTATTTTGGCGTCACAACCGGATCGGTTCGGGTTTCGATCAAGTCGATTGGGGTGTCGTGGTGCACAACAGCACGCAACGTAATATCCACATTGGCGCGGTCTTCGTAATGGTTGTCGATAATCTCAGGCAAGAACCGGATGCCGGACATGCCTTCTATGGAATAGGGCAAAAGCCCTTGGCGTGCGGTTGGCACATAGCGCGCTGCATTCAACGCGGTGAACACGTCTTGAGCGCCATCGCCAAACACATCGAACTGCCAGACCAATTCCCATTCGGTGCCGGGTTCTTCGCGCGCTTCAGAAGCAACGCCAGCAGGCTCATCATCGTAAAGCGTGCGTTGCTCTGGGCGGTTGGTAGATCGCGCACTGGTAAGGTGCAGCGTGCCGTAAGGCAGTGATGGGCGATTGCCGGGGCCGAACCCTAAAATAACCTCTGGCAAGGCTGTGTGCGCCAGTATGAAGGTGCGCAGCGGTCCAAAGCTGTCAGGTGCCGCCATCTTCATCCCCTGCAATCGCGCGGTAATGATCTGGCCACCGCTCAACAGCGATCAAAACGCAATCGGTGCCATGGATCTGCAACGTATCCTTTACGCGCAGTTCAATGGTGGACCATACGCGCCACTTGCCGGTTTCGCGGATGCCTTCAGGTAGCAAGGCCCGCTCATTACCACCTAGCGGCTGGATAACAGCAAAAGCGCCGATCTGTGTTTCTGCACCTGCCTGCCAGATGCCGTTAACATAGCCACCAGCCGCCTTGCGCTTAATCGTGATCGGTTTAGCGCGGCGTGTGATAGCGTCATGGGCTGGCATTAGCGGTCAACTTCCCACGTAACCGACGCGCGCATTCTGCCACTATCAATTAGCGGGTTTGAGCTGCCCTTCTGGGCGATTGTGGATGGCGAGTTAGGCGGTGTGCGCAGTGCGGTTATCTCTTGCTGAATGTCGCCTTGCGCTAAAGCGCCCAGACGGTTCAAAACAACGGGCAAGGCTGTGTTGCCCATCAAAAGCTGGCGCGCTGATTGCATCATCATGCGGCGGTACTTGCCTTGATTGTTGCGCATGGCGTTAGCCATAAAGGGCCGGGGTGGAATGCCGCGCGCCGTCCCAAAGTGGTTCCACACGCCTATCTTGATCACGTCGCCGGGTGCTTTACCCGAAGGCAGACCAACCTTAACTTGCTTGGGGCCGCGTAGATTGCGGATCATCCCATCAAGGCGGGCTGGTGAGCGGCGGAGTACCGATGCGGTGAACATCAGGCTTTGGCTTTTGTCTCTGGTTTAGGTGCAGGCTTTGCAGGTGCAGCCTTAGGCGTTTTTACCTTGATTGCCTTGGTAGCCAAAGCACGCGCACCGGCAACCGATGCCTTGAACACGCGCCACTGGCGCTCGGTAATTTTCACAGATGCTTCAGGGCTGCAAACAGTGCCATGAATATCAATCGGCGTTGCGCTTGTGTTGGTTACAATCATAATTGCCTCTTAGATTGGATGCGGTTTTTGCCGCGATTACGCCATGCCCGCCCTGCGTCCTCGCGGGCGCTGGTCAGCACGAATTGCACTTCGCGTTTTGCTGTCTTAGGGTTGTGGACTGCGCGCGCTATTGCGGCCCTGCGCTCTTTGCAACGGCAAGCCATGGGCAACCTTATGGACGATGAACGATATAGAGAATTGCGTTTTTTGATTAAAGATTTGGCCGTGAGGGTTGAGGAAACGCACATTGATATAAGAGCGATCAAAAGGCGCTTAGATGATCAACAGGGCGCGGTGGCCAGAATGTCAGATGCAGCCGATCAGCTTATGACGGCCATGGATGAAATGGACGCCGAATTGGAAGGCTCGCCCACATTAAAAGGTCACTAGTGCCTGCGCTATACAGCGGCATCGAATTGGTTGCCCAGGGCGCTCGCCGTTTTCTGCCCCGGTTGGCTCATCATAGCGATAAACGCGCCCATCTAGGCTGCGGTGCAAAGCCCTCACGCGCTCATCGCGGCTTGTGCGCCATGTGTATTCTGTAATCCCCGCTTGCGTGTGCCTTTGGCGGTTTAGATCGCTGTTTAGCTTTGCCATCTGATCATCGGCAATCAGCCTTGCGCGGTTATCGACAATGCCAAATTGCTGCGTAAGCGTTTCTTGCAGCGCCGCGTTTGATGTTCCGTTGATTGCCGCGTCTATGACTGTGCGCGATACCCTTTGCGCGGCATCTTCTGATAGGTTCTTAATCAGGCCCGCATTGCGCGCCGCTGCAAGCCTTAGATAGTCGTTCATATCAGGCGCTAGAACAACGCTTCGCAGATCAACACCTAAAGCGCGCCGCGCTGTGCGTATAAATGTTTCGGTGTGCCTTTGGTTCTCAAGATCAAGAATGCGGCGCACTGTGTTTTGCGCGGTTGTAACAAGGCCCAAGCTAACCCGCGCCAATTCATCTAAGTCAAACTCGTTGCGAGCGCCGCCCGCCTTTTGCTTGATCTCGCGCAGCATGTTGCGCAAGGCCCGCAAGTAGGCAGATCGCCCGCCCAGGCTTTCCTGTATCCCAGGCAATTCAACTTGTTCGCCTCGCCTGCGTGGCTTTTTTCGCCGCGCCAGCTTTTTAATATCGTAGCGCTGCATATTGCCTTAGGCGCGCGCTAGAAACGTGGTTGCACCTGATCCGTTTGGCGATGCTAGAAGATCGGCCATGAGTGTTTCCAGCTTTGACAAGATAGGCCGCGCTTCGTCTGCGCTCTTTGGTGCGTCCTGGTAGGTGGTTGAAACATCGCCCACCTTATCGGTTTTGATGTTGTCCATCATGACGACAGTTGGAAGCAATCCGTTTGGGGTGGCAATCTCAAACAAAGCAGCCTCACAAGTGGCATCAACCACCTCATAAGGCACTTCATCGTCTGCAATCTCGACGCCTTCCCGATCTGTTACGCCGGTGCGGGGCCATGCGAGGGCTTGGGAGCGCCCGTTGGTGCGCTTGCCGGTGAAGGTGAAGCCCGTTGAAACATAGGCCGTAGCGCGCCTTAAAGCGGCCTCTTTGTCTGCTTGCGTACCAGTCCATGCTGCGTTGCCTAGATCACTGTGGTAGTTATCGCAGTCAACAACACTGACAAAGCTGTCAGACGATGCAGAGCCGGTGCCAGTTTCAACGATCAAAGCCATGTCAGTAATTCGCTTCCCAAAGGGCGATCAACTTGGCGCGGCCAGTCTTGTGGTGTGGGCGCTCGCCAGTTAGGCGCTCAATCTCATCGCGAATTGCATCATCACTCATTGCATCAAGTGGATTATCAGACACCGGTTTGGGTGCGCCGCCTTTTGGTGCAAAACGTGCGTCGATGATTTTGAATCCCTGGCCACGCAATTCCGCCTTACGCTCGGCTGAAACGGGATGGGGTTCGTAGTGAATTTTCATTGCATCACCTCATAGAGTTGGTGACATGGGCAGGTTGCCCCGCCCATGCTGCGAACCCTACTGGTCAGCGTCGGCAATAGCGATTACGCCCGCCGTCATCTTGTCGAACTGGGCGACCTTATCCCAGTTTGAGCCGGTGGCGATTTCTGCATCGGTAGGCGACTTGCCGCCGTTGCTTTCATCCCAACCATAGCCCTTGATGCCCAGGGTGAAGGTGTAATCCACCTGCATCGTGGTTTCGATACGCTCTTTGCCGTTGGACGTTTGAACATTCGAGATAATGTCAGACGCACCGGCAACTTCTGCCGCACCTGTTGCCAAGCCCAGCACCTTGGATTTATTTGGCGTGCCAGCCTCATACAAGGCGGGTGCGTCCGTCACGATCACAGCCTTGTTGAGAATGTCGATCACATTGACGTTGCCAGCCTCAAACAGACGATTGCTGTTGGAGAGGTTGTCGCCAACGAGCTTGTGCGCAACGGTGCCGGTCATGACGTTAGCGACAATGTTACCGGACGCATCGCCAAATTTGGCGTGGGCGTTGTTGATAGCGCCGTAAGTCATGGCACCAGCAGGATCACTACCGGCTGATACGTCATTGGTAACACCGGCATTGTTTTCCAGTGCGGCCACAAGTGCTGCAATCGCGGTGTTAAGCTGATCTTGCAAAAGCAATTCAGCAAACGCCGTTGATGCAGCGGCTACGCCTTGCTGTGTTGGGCGCTGCAACCATGTCATCTGCGACGGTTCATAGCTTACAGGGCCAAAACCACCAGCGATCTTGACCTTAGAGCCTTTGAGTTCCGTCAAAGCTGTAGCAGACTGCGCTCCATTGGCGGAATACCGATCAACGCGACGGCGTGCAGCCGCAAGCGATGCAAAGAAGCTTTCTCGCATAAAATCGCCAGTCATGCCTTCGCTGGAAAGCACGATCGCGCCGGACGAAGCCGCGTTAAAAGCCTCGATACGCTGATCAAGGGAAACGATAGTGGCAGGCATGATGTAATCGTTAAACACCTGCATGTCAGAAAGAGCCATGTTGGCCTCCTAATCTATTTTTCGGGAAGGTCTGCGAGTGCAGGAACCTTGTCTAAGAGCGGGTTTTTGCCCCCGCCGACTGCGCCGTCGTTGCCGCCGCGACCGCCGCCAGTTGGCGGTGTCACAAACGACTTGCCTTCACCCGCTGCCCATTTTTTGGTGTACTCACCAAGGGGTAGCGGACCCATATCCGTTTCAACGATTGCCCTGCCGTCTTCACCAGTCTTGACCTTGGATGCGAGCAAAGCGCGCGCACCTTGGACCAACGCGGGATCATTGATGCCTGCACTGTTCAACGCATCGCCAAGGTCGCGTTCAACAGCGAACCGGCCCAGCTTTGCGTTGGCTTCATCAGCAGCGCTTTTGAATTGGTCGCGTTCGGCTTCCAGTTCTTGGCGCAGCTTGATCAGCGCGGCTTCATCAGGCTTGCCATCCTTCAGCTTGCCCCATTTTTCAGGGTCAAAGTCATCAGGAACGGCGCTTAATTTAGCCTTGAACGCATCGCGCTCTTGCAACGCGGCGGCTTTGTCAGCCTTCACGCGCTCATAGGCGTTTTTGAGGTTGGCAACGTCCGGGTGCGCATCCACACCTTCGACTTGAAGGATAAATTTGCCATCGGTTTCGGAATAGAGGTTTTTGACAGCATCATCGACGCCATCCAGGCTTTCCAGCACGGTTTTCAACGCCATCGGCGTAGCTCCAATATGTTGAGGGTGCCGCTATCAGCGACGGGATTTAAGCAGCAGTGTTTAGCTGTTGCTCATCGAAATCAGCCCCAAACCCTTCGGGTTCGGCTAATTCATCTTCAAACGCGCGTTCAGGGTTAGCGATGCCGCCCCGTTGCAGGTTTTCGTAAAGGGTGCGGGTTGAAAAGCCGCCAAGCTGCCAAGCCTGCACCAATGCGTAAGCGTCCTGAGCGGACATTGTTGTGTCACCGAGGTCTTTGGGCGGCGTCACTGTAATCTGTTCTTGCGTGGCTTGGTCCAAGCCCATCATCATCGCCGCATTGCGCAGGCTCTTTTCCAGAACCTCGCACGACACCTTTGCGATGGACGCAAGCACCGAATTGTTGGACGCTGTGCGAAGTTGGCGGGCCTTGCCGCTTTCTTGCGCGCCTCCATCCTGTTCAAGCAGCTTGGCCCCTGCCCTAACAGCGGCGTCCGTTTCATCATCCATGGCGATCTTGTGGGCCTCGATGCCCGCACACGATGGCGAAACGTATTTTAAGTCTGGCGTTACGCCGTCGGTGCCGTCCATCTGGTGAACAACGCCCGCGCCGATCTGCTTAGGCGCATCACCGTTGATGGCCACAAGCGTTTCCTGCCCGCTCATAAATAGCTGATGCCGGTAATCGGCTGAAAGCTGGTAAACTGCGATAGCAGCGCGTGCAACGCCGATCATGGGCGGCGATTGAATATCTGGCGCAATGTCTTTGGAATTGGCCACCACAAACGGAATGCGGTCCATTGTGCCGCCGCCTGATCGCGTGGGTGTAATGTCTGTTGCAGCGCCGCCAACGTGAACCCGCTGCACATAGCGGCCTTCCTCAAGTACCAGCTCAACAAAACGATCTTCCCGATCCCATGTAAAGCCTTTGCGAACCTGGCCACTATCGTCAATCACGTAAAACGTGCCGGTGTCATCCCAGTTGATAACCGCATCGCCTGCATAGCCGCACAAGAACGGCTCGCCGCCTTCTGATGGCGCATCTGCCAAGACAGAATAGCGGCCAAGTTTGAGGAGCGCGGACGTTACACGGCGATGGAAGGCGTCGAGGCTTAGTCCGGTTTTGGTCGCGCGCTCTTTTAGGTAATTCAGGCCATTTGGCATTTCGATGGCAATGTCTTTGTCGTGGATGACACCAACCATAGCGGCCAGCGTTGGGGCCACAATCTCAGGGAAACGGGCGCGGGCCTTATAGGCGTCATACATCGCTGTGCCGCCGTCTGGCATAGCCTTGAAGCCGCTAGGCTTGGGCAAATACACCTCACCAGCAGCCTTAACCCTGCCCTCGCCATCATCGGCGCGGCGCATCAGCTTCCAATCATCAATGCGTATGGTGTCAAACGATGGGTGCTTAGTCTCTACTGACAATTAGTAAGCCCCCACTACGGTTGTTGTTTTCGACGCGCGCAGATTGCGCCGCACACCCTCTAAGGCGTAGCGCAGGCTGTCGATTACGTGGTTATCTTTGTCCGCAAGATCGGGCAGCACCTCATCTGTTTGAGGGTCAACCTTGTAGCTGTAGCGGGTTAGCTCTTGAATTGTGTGTTTGCACCGTGGGTGCACGATAATGTCTTGCGATTGCAGGAACGCCACGCCGTCTTTGACGCTATCCTTACCCTTCACAGCCCCCGTCATCTTGGGGAATCCGTTTCGCTGCATGTAGCTGATCACATCAGGGCTGGCGCTATCGCCGCGACAAGGCCATTCTGTTGAGCCTGGAACCGTCTTGAACAGTGCAGGCCGGTGGTCAATCTCACAGCCCACCTTGTACGCTTCATGGTCTACGTAAAGCGTGCGACCGTCTAACCAGCACCGCACCAGCACAGTGGGATCAATTGAATAGCCCCAGTCAGCCCCGAAATAGAGCCGGGCATCGGGCGGGGTGCCGAAGTCTTTAACTTCCCAATTATTGAACACGCGGGCTTCGGAGCGGCGTAAGAAACCGCCCTCCCATACCCAATCATATAGATCAGGGTCGCGCTTTAGATCGTGCTGGCGCTCGCCTTCCAAGGACGATGGAAACCAAGGGTTATCGCGCCAGTTAAGTTCCACAAACCGCGAACCGGGCGGTGGGTTGACCCTGAAACGCTGGTGCGTCTCGCTGTCTTCCTTCTCAGGGTTCCATGTAACCCAAATCTCTGATCCATCCTCACGAACGGTCTTTGTGGACTTTTCCCAAGCGTTGCGGCTTACCGTTTCGGCCTCATCAACCCAAAGCACATGGATGAATGCTTTAGATTTGATGCTGTCTAGGTTGTGCCTAAGGCCCGCGAACTCGAAACTAATGCGCCCCGGCAATCCTTCACGGGTGCGGATGAAGCGCTCGCCAACGTCAAAGTTACCTGCAAGCCATGCTTCACTGGCAATCGCAGCCTTCACCTCAGCCATCGAACTATCAGCAAGGCTGTTCATGAACTCGCGGGCGCAAAGAATAATGCCCGACTTACCAGCCTGCGCCAGTTGCAACGCCTTAACCGCTGCCATCTTGGCAAACGATCTGGTCTTGGCCGATCCGCGACCGCCATACGAACCACGATAACGCGCCTCACCAGCAAAGACTGGGATCAGCTTCGGCGGTAGCTCTAGGCTAACTTCCATCCTTTGGCGCGACTATGTTAATCGTTGTGGGGATAAGCGCATCGCCGTCTGCCCCTGTAACCTGCATCGGAAGAACCTTGCCAAGCAGCGACATAAACGCTGCCGGGTTCTCAGTGGCTTGGGATTGCAGGTAGCCCACTAGGCCAAGTTGCCCGCCTGCCTGATCAGCGGCTTGCAAAATGGCGTCCTTGAGCAAGGCGGTGCTTTTGTTCTTTGAGCCTTTAGGACGGCCCTTGCCCGCGTTTGGTGGGATTGTCCCTTTAGCAGCAGGCATCACTAGTTTGCTGTTTTGTCATGGCCATCAATCTTCCTCAAACGTTGTACGCAGCGCGTCATGTTTGGCGGCTTCCAAGATGTAAAACCGTTCTTTTGGGGTTAGGAAAGCGTCACTGCTCATCACCTGCATAACGCCGTCTTTGTTCCAGCCTAGAATGAGCACGTCTTCGTACTGGCCTTTGGCTTCATCAAGGATGGCGTCAGCCTGTTCTGCATCGCTGGCGACTTGAAGGGGTATGATGTTGTCAGTCATCTACTTACCTGTCTGTGAGGTGGTGGAGGCGAACAGGCGGCGCAATGGGCGCAAGAAAAACACATCGTCAACACCCTTGCGAAAAGCATCGAAGTTGAATGAGATCATTCGCCGCTCTTTCCGTTAGAATAGCCATGCGCCTAGGGCGAAGCCGTTAAGCGGATGCCCAAACGATCACCTTCGCGCTTGAGGCCAACAGCAGCGCAGCAGTGCAAAGTGCGAATAACGCAGAATGAGGGGCGTAGGCCTGAGAGAAGAAAGCCCTGGGCGACACGCAAATCATGGTCCAAAGGCATCGGAACCACCAAATCCCCGCAGCTGCGCTGACTGTGATGAAAACAACCAACGCCAGCGCTTCAGCATACACCACCCAATCACCTCATAGAAAAGCCCCGGCGTTCGGCCATCCTGGTTCGCTAGGAGGCGTACTGGCGCGGGGCGTTCGTCTTGCCTATCCGTTTTAGGTTTTGATGGGCATTGCAGCGCCCCGGAAAGCGTTGCCCAAGCCTAGCTCACGTTTTGAGCATAGACCCGGTATGCTCCAAGGCTCGGACTGCAAATAAGTGTTGGCCGGGTTTCTCGGCCAAAGCCCCGGCCCGCTCTGTGCTCGAAAGGGGCACCTTTCACCAAGCCGTTTGCGCTAGGCGCAATTATAAAATTATAGCGGGTTATGACTGATTTTGTTTAACCTGTCAATCTGTCGTAATGGATGCCCCACAAGTCGCACAACCAGCAAAGCCGCTCGCGTACCATAAACCGGGCCACCGCTACCGCTTGGGGTTTGTTTGTTTCGCCCATCATACGGCCAACAGCCTCCAGCGGCTCATCATCGCACACAAGCGCCTCAAATGGCCGTGAGCGCCACTTGCCAACCGTTTTGGATGCCTGGCCATACTCTGCCCAATGATAAGCGGCTGCCTCGCCTTCGCTCATTCCACCAGTTCCACCACCAGTCGCTAACAGGTCCGCAGATTTAGGATGCCCGCTTAATCCGGCATAGTGGCGGTGGCGTGCGTATCGTTTGCCCGCTTCGTGTAGACCAGTGCAGATATAACCGGCGTTGCGCATACGTTGCAGCGGGCTAATCACCTCGGCTTTGCGTTCGGATTTTCCAACGCCGCTGACCCTAACATCACCACGGGCGCGACGTTCTTTTGTACCAATATCAGCGCGGATTGGTTCAGGCTTACGGGCTGGCTTTGTCATGGTGTTTCACCGCCTGGCTTTGGAAGGGGTGCCCAGCGCGATGGCAAGACGCTGTCTAGCCATTGTTCCGAATATTTGCTTGGCCCCGCACCATAGATAGCCCATCGGCCCGTTCCGCTAGGCTCCCAAGCAACGCAAACCAACCTTGGGCTTCCTTCCCAACCGTGCCGCTCAGCCTCAACCAAGATGCACGTCCCATCCTTCGGCGCTGCATCCATGTCAGTGGACCACATGGCGGATAGGGCGGCTTCTAGTATCGCTTTTGCCTCTAGGCGGTAATCATCCTTTGTGTAGTCGTCCAAGCTCTCCCAATCACGGCCTTGGAGGTCATTGGGCACATGGAAATTGACCGCCTTGGCCGCCGCTTCGATCATCTCTGGTGTAGGTGTCATGCTGCGGCTCCCAATCTCAAGAACTCGAAAATTTGATCCTCAACCCAGGCAAGCGTCTGCGGGTCGTGCTCCGACAACCAGATAAAATCCCGGCCTCCGGCGAATGACCATCCGTCATACGCCAACCACCAAGCGTGTTTCGTCCACACGTCGCCGGGGTGTTGATTCAGCCGCACGTACCAACTGGACCAATCGCCACCCGATTGTGGCGCTCGGTGCCAAAGTTGGTGCGTCCCGTTTTCGGCAACCGACACCGCGCCGCGTTTTTCCAATTCCATTTTGGTCAGCATCAACTCAATCCCGTTTTCGCGGTGACCGCAGTGCGAGTGGAAGGGTATATCGTAGATATATACCCCTCCACACTCGCACTTCTGCAGGGTCCGATTGGTAAAGTGCGACAGGTGCGAGAAACCACTTTCTCGCACTTCACATGTAATGTTTTCAATGACTTAGCTCCTGTGCTTGGCCCAAGTGCGAGAAACCTTCACTCGCACCTGACACCACAACCTTTGGTTGGTTTTCTCGCACCACTCGCACCTCACAACTCGCCTTCTGGTTGAAAAAACGCATCCATGGTCACGAGCACGCCGTCGGCTTCGTGCACCTTTTCACGCTTGATCAACCGCCGCAGCGCATCGCCAGGGGCCTTCGGTGTCATGTCCGGATTTTCACGTTTTGCAATTTCGTAGAGCGTTTTTCGTTCTATCGGAGCTTCGTTTTCGATGATGTCGTAGATCGTTTTTTCATGACCTTTAAGCTCTAGTTCTGGCTCCACCGGTGCCGCCGTGCGGTCAAAAACAAGGCTTGTCATGTCCTCATCTTCGAGCGATCCGACAACCACTTCGCGGCCTTCAAACCAGACCTGTTCAGGCTCTTTTGCGTCTTTCATCTTGGTACAAATCAGGCTGGTAGAGAGCGCGCCGTCGGCCCTCTCAACCCGGTACTCAAAGTCCATCCCGCCCTTCAACGCTGTGGCACCGCGCGCACGTTGTTTCTGGCTATGGCCGGAATGGTGGACAATCACCACGGTCGCGCCGTAGCGCAGCCGCAATAGGGTATCGACATGGTGGATAAACACGCCCATGTCGGCATTAGAATTTTCATCAGCCGGGCCGAAGTTGCGCGCCAGTGTGTCGATCACGACCATGCGCGGTTTGCCATGCTGGCGCGCGATGGCGTCCACCGCCTGCGTCACCAGTTTGGCATTTTCCGCGTCGTAAAGGCGCGCCGGTTGTTCGCTCACGTAAAACGGCAGATCGGCGATTGAGACGCCGCGATCTTGCTGCCAAGCAGCGAAACGCCGGGCTAACCCGCCGTGCCCCTCACCTGCGATATAGGCCACCGGCCCGCCTTCGACCTTACGGTCGTGCCAAGACGTGCCAGCAGCCACGCACAGCGCCATATCCAGCGCCAGAAACGATTTGAACGCGCCAGGGTCGCCGAACAACATGCCGGTGGTGTTGCGCTCAAGAAAGCCGTTGACCAGCCAGTCAATCGGCCCCAGCTTGGCGAGCACATCGGCAGCGTGCACCATCTTGAAGGTTTGCTTGGGCTTTTCGCCTTTGACCGTGACAGCCTCAAACCCGTCGACACTAGGCTGCGCGCGTTTGGCCATCTCAAGAATGGTGGCAGCGGTCGTGGGATTGGTGCGCAGATCGGCCTTGAATGACTTCCAGCGGTTGCGCATCTCGCGTTCGTTGTACTTCGACCCGCCAGCGCTCCACATGTCCCAAATAGCAAAGCCCTCGCCAGAACCATTGAACTGGTGGTGCAGGCCCATGCCGACACGCACCCAATCGGCCATCAGCATATCCGGGTCGAGCTTATCAATCGCCGCCTGCAGCTTGGTCGTCGGTATATCGACCGCAGGCTTGGCGTACAGCAGCGCGTCAATCGGCTCAGCCGATAGATCGCCTGCAACGCCCTCGCCTACCCGCTCCCAATCATCAGGGAATATGCTTTCGGCGTAGGCGCACAATTCGAGCGCCTGGGCGAGCGTAAGAAGCGGCAGGTCTTGCGGGTTGGTCTCTGCCAGATCGCGCTCACTTACCCACTCATACGGCCTGCCGGTGTCCGGGTGGGTGGCGTAGGCCACGTATTGTTGCCCGTCGCCGAGCACCTCGACCTTGTGTTCTTGGCCTGCGAAGTCGGTGTATTTCGCGCTTGATACCTTACTGAACGGCTCGTCTGTGCGGCAGGCGATCAACAGCTTGGGCGCTTCGCCCACACGCATCGGGCCTTGGATACCGCGATCTGCGCACCACTGCACCAGCTTGTCGATGATCTCAGGGTCGCGCACGTCCAGGTCGATAGCTGGGAAGTGTTTGGTCAGAACGCCCACACCGCCCTTGGCGTGCCCGTTGGCGAGCCACCCGGCCAAAGCCTCTTCGGTGGCGACGATAGACTGCCATCGGCGCATGCCAGGGTGCTTCGTGCCCGGTTTGATAGGCACGATGGGGTAGCCGCGCGCCAGAAGCGTCGGGCCTTGGATGGCGAGTGGTGAAGCCCGCCCGGTCATGTGTCAATTCTCTCAGCTAAGTCGCTGAAGCGCATAATCGAGCGCTGCAATATGTCCTTGATTGCCAACCGCATCTTCAGCGGCAAGACGTTCACGCTGCGCAGAAAGAGCCGCGATAGCATCCCTGGTTTTGGCATCGTGGCGTGCGCGCTCTTTTTCTTCCCATCGCTCATAAGCGTCCCTCAATTCTAAATACGCTGTCACGCCCCAAGAACCCGCACGGCCATAAAACGCGTCTTTGATCCGCCAATGCGCAACGCCCTTGAAGGCTTTCGCAGCGGCGTGGATTTGTTGACCAGGACTTCCCCGGCCTTGCGCGGGCGCTTTGACCCAGCGCTCGCAGTCGATAGCGGCATTGCTCATGGGCGCACGCTCCGGCTGTTCGTGTTTCGTACCCCACAGTTTGTGGGGGATCGGTTCTCGGTTGGTGTGCATCTCTTCCTGCCTTCCATGCTTGATTGCTGAAACAGGAAGGTTGAACGGAGATAAGAACGCTTTTGACCACGACACCAATCGCCAAACTGACTGTCGTGATCACAGATGAAAGACCGGACGGTGAGAACACCGCCCGGCAAGTCGGCGCCACTAGCGGCGCTGGGAGGAATTACCGAAAACCGCACCGCATCATCCTCAACTGGGCTGACTGGTACGCATTGAGTGAAACGGTCGCGGGTTTGAAACCCGCAGGAAAAGCCGTCATGGCTCGGTGCAGACGCTCTTTGGTCTTGCACTCGCGCAGAAAGGCTTCTTCGATTGTCTCGTAAGGTTCTGTGTGCGGCGCGTAGTCTGCAGGCCCAGGCACCGGTGCCGGGCCGCGCGGGCGACCGGCTTTGAACAACGGGAAACGGTCATCGCCGGTGGCGCGGGCCGCAACGACGCAACGCTCTAAAACGCTGGCCGAGACATGCAGCGCAGCTGCGACATCTTTCAAAGCTTTGTGATCAGACCAGATGCGCGAAGCGTTGTTCAGAAGCACGCCGGGGTCGTGCACCGGCTTTCGGGTCGCGGTGGTGCGCTCAATGCCAAATCGCTTGACGAAATTGCTCAGGGTCGGGCGGCTCGCACGCACAATGAAGGCCATGTCTTCATACGACGTGCCAGTGTGCGCGCGGCAGAATGCCAGGCGCTCTTCGTGAGACATATCGCGCCAACGTGTTTGCGTCATTGGGCGGCCTCGCGGACAGGCAAGAAATCATTGCCGTCGAGTTTAATGCCGTCGGCCTCTGCAGCTTCGATCAGTTTAGGAATGTGCGTTTGAGGGATCACACCGCCCGTGCCGCCCTTATTTTGGGGCCAAGTCCACCCGTAAACACGGGTTCGATGAACGCCGACAATAGTAGCGACTTTCGCGAAGCCACCCAAACGGCTGATAATGGTGATTGCAGGTTCCATATCTGCAATGTAGCGAAATGCGCTACGATTGCAAGCGCATTTGTAGCGAATAGAGAAACTGCGCGATTGCTGGGTGGTCGCTATTACCTGTCCATGTTGTCAGATTGGCTACAGAATGTGATGGAGCAAACCGGCATTAAGCAGGCCGAACTTGCTCGTCTGTTATCGGATGAATTAGGCCGGTCGATAGACCGCGCGGCGGTCAACAAGATGCTTAAGGGCACCCGCGCGATTAGCGGCGATGAATTGCTCGCCATAGAGCGGCTGACACAAACGCCCGTTGCTCGTTCTTCTCAAATCGAAATGCGATCCATCCAGGTTATCGGCCATGTGCAGGCCGGATACTGGACAGAAGCCTTCGAGTGGCAAGAGGATGAACGCTACAGCGTTCCGGTGCCAGCCGATCCCGAATTAAAGCCCTATCAGCTTTATGGTGCAGAGATGCGCGGCGCGTCCATGAATAAGTGGCGTCCTGAAGGCACGGTTATCGTGTTCACCAAGCAAATTGAAACTGGTGAAGATATGCGCATTGGAAGCCGCTACGTGGTGGAACGCACCAATGGCCATGAGTTTGAGTGCACCGTCAAAACGCTATGGCAAGACGAACAGGGCGAGCTGTGGCTATTGCCCGAAAGCACAGACCCGCGCTTTCAGGAACCTATCAGGGCCAACGGCAACAATGGCGATGAAGTCAGGATCATAGGCCGCGTGGTGTATAGCGTTTCCAAGGAAAGCTAGGGGTGTTTGTTCTCGACATTCCCGATTTTGCTAACGCGGATGCGCAGTTTTTAGAAGAAACAGCGCCGGGTGGTGGCGACGCAATAGCCCAAGCCCCTTTTGGTTACATGTCCGATACGCAAGAGGTTGTGTCTATCGCTGCCGTTTTATCAGTGATGACGGGCGACGTTGATTGCTATGAATTGGTTTTTTTTGTTTCTAAATCAGACCCTCTTTCAGATGATATGTACCAGTATTGGGACGGAAAAAGCACAAAAACCTTCATTCAAAAGCGGCGAGACCGCACCGTTGCGGGCGGGTTGCTGATGGCCTGCGTTAATGAGTTGATCGACCTAAAACAGCCTAAAAGAGTGTTTATGGCGACCCACGAAGCGCACTTGCCAAAAAAAGCGCTCATAAAATATCATGCGATTTGTTCAGTGTTTTCTGATAAAGGGTATTATATAGAACCGCAGCCATCACATCGTGGCCGGTTGGCATGGCACTTCACCATGCACGCAAGCTAAACGGATAAGGGTTGAGACAATGACAGCTAAGCCTGATCGGGAAACTATCGAGCGGCTTATGGATGAAACCAAAGAGCGCCACCAAGCGATTGCGGAAAAAATCGGCAAGAACTCTCAGTTGCGCTCAGCTTTCAGCCGCCCCCGCAGAAACAAAGATGACGCGCGCTTTGTTGAACGGCCCATGAAGGTGACGTTGGGCGCCTAAGACGCAGCTTATAGTCACTATAAACCACCAAGCCCCGCCCTCGCACGGCGGGGTTTTTTGTGCGCGCGATTCTGGTCGTCGCACAAATCGTATCTATAATCGCTACATAATGCTTGACTGTATGTAGCGAATTGCGCTACGTTGCATCCATCGAACAAAACGCAACACGATGGAACGCACGATGCAAAGCGCAACACCCTTCACCTTCAATGCCAGCCAATCAGGCATCGACATTATCGTCGATTTGGAATGCGACCTGGAATGCTATGTGTCGTTTGAAGACGACGAAAGCGGCCCAGAAGTTACCGTACACAACGTCACCATCTTTCAGGGTGACGCACGTTTTAACCTCGCTCAAAGTGACGATCCTTTCTACTTGAGGCTGCGCGGCGATATTATCGCAGCCGCTCTTGGTGATGTGGATTTCTTGGAGCGCGTTTGCGAAGCCCGTGGCATCTTCTTCACCGGTATTAACGGCAACGACCCCGATGGCCGCTATGTGGAGGCCGCGTAATGCCGACCGTCAAAGACCTTTGCGCGGCGGCGTCTCTCGCCTTGTTCATCACCGCAATGATCGTGGTGCTGCCATGAACGACAACACCCCCGCCCCCGACCATGTGTTTGAGGATCTGCAAGAGGCCGCGCAGCGGGCAACCGCTTCGCTGACGGCTAACATGCAAGCCGCAGACGAGCACACGCTGGCCAAGGCCCGCGATGCCGCCCACCAAGCCAACGCCTTGGTCGAGTTTATCGAAAACGCTTTGCAACCGGACGTGCCAGCATGACCGCTTACGACCGCGAAACCATGCGCCTGCGAACCCGTGTGCGCAACATGACACCCGATGAAGTGGCGCGCGAGTACCGCGCAGACGACAGCCCGGTGGTGTCGGCGCTGGCGCAATTTGTCGAAGACGTGAGCACCGAAGTCGCCGGGCTAGAAGCCGACATTGAAGCGCTTGAAAAGGAAGCCGACGCGGACTGCAGCGAGTGTGAGGCCAAAGAAGCCCACCTGGAAAAGATCGAAGACGACCACGCCGACGCGCTGGACAAGAAAGACGAAGAGATTGCGCACCTCAACACGCGCATCGAAGAATTTGCGGCGGAAAGCGCCGCCAAATCCCAACGCATCACCGAATTGGAGAACACAATGGTCCGCACCATCGAAGACCGTTTGACCGACATCGAAAACACACTGGCGCGTGTCGTGCTGATGCTTGAAGCGCGCGAAGGCGACCCAGTTGCCAAACCGGCGGACAAGCCCGCAGCAAAGACTGAGAAGCCCAAAGCCGACAAGCCTAAGGCGGAAACGCCCAAGCCGGTTGAAGAAGCCAAAGACGTGACGCTCACCATTGAAGACCTGCGCAACGTGTTCATGGAAGCGGTGAAGGTTTCCGGCAAAGACCCGGCCAAAGACGCGGTGCTTGAGAACGCACCGGGCGCGAAGAAACTGCCCGACGTGGCACCAGAACACTACCAGGCCGTGTTCGACGCCTTGTCCGCACTGGCACAGCGCGAGGCCGCGTAATGAGCGCCCACGCCAAACTATCGCCATCTGGCGCACACCGGTGGATGGCATGCCCCGGCTCTATCGAAGCCGAAGCAGAGTTCCCAAACGAAACGAGCAGCTACGCCGCCGAAGGTACGGCGGCGCACGCTTTGGCCGAACACTGCTTGCGTACCGATTGCGATGCGGCGAGCCAGATCGGCGAAACGTTTGAAAGCCACACCGTGGATGCCGCCATGGCCGAAGCTGTGCAGTCGTACCTGGACTATGTGCGCGCCCTGCCCGGCGACCTGTTGGTCGAAGAGCGGCTGGACCTGTCCGCATACATCCCCGGCAGCTTTGGCACCGGTGACGCCATCGTCGTTGACGACGACACCATCACCGTTGTGGATTTGAAGTTTGGCAAAGGCGTGCGCGTCGGTGCCGAAGACAACCCGCAAGCCATGCTCTACGGCGTTGGCGCGCTGGACGCGTTCGGTTTCCTTGGCGACTTCGAGCACGTCAAACTGTCCATTGTGCAGCCTCGTCTCGACCATGTGTCCGAACATGTGATGCGCGTTGACGCGCTACTTGACTGGGCGGTCAACGAAGTGCGCCAAGCGGCCAACAGTGCGCTTATGCCCGGTGCCGAACGCGTGCCCGGCGAAAAGCAGTGCCGGTTCTGCCGTGCCAAGGGTACGTGCCGCGCACTGGCAGCGCACAGCCTGAAAACCGTGATGGACGGTTTCGAGCCGCAGTTCGCGCCGATCAAGCTCAAAGGCGTTGACGATCTGAGCATTGAAGAGGTCGCGACGTTGCTGCCCCAGTTCGATTTGATCACGACATGGATCAAATCCGTTCAAGCCCACGCCATCGGCGCTGCAGAGCGCGGTGAGATCGTGCCGGGCTATAAGCTGGTGAACGGCTTGGCCCGACGCACATGGGCCGATGAAGACGCGGCGGGCAAGGCTCTGCAGCGCAAGCTCGGCGCCAAAGCCGCGTGGCGCAAGTCGCCCATCACGATCACCGACGCCGAAAAGGCGCTGGGCAAAAACGATCCCATTATCGCGAAACACACGACGAAGCCGCAAGGCAAGCCGGTGCTCGCGCCCCTGTCGGACAAACGTCCGGCGATTGAAGTGGACCCGACAGCCGGGTTCGAGAACGCAGCCTAGGAGACTACCAAAATGGCAATACGAGAATTTGATGACGGCTCTTTCATCCTGAAGGGCGCGCGCCTCAGCTACCCCCATCTGTTCACGCCATCGGCGGCGGTGGCCAGCGCCACCAAGAAATACAGCGGCAACTTTTTGCTCGACGATGAAGACGATGTGGCTTGGGTGCAAGCGCGCGTCGATGAACTGATCAAATCTGAACTTAAAGGCAAGCGCCCCGCCGATCAGTCAATCGCGTTGCGTGAGAACGACAACGGCGATGCGTTTATCAAAGCGGCGAACAAGTCGCGCCCGGCATTGCGCACTGCAAGCCTTGAGGTGGTCGATAGCGAAGACGACAGCCCGTTTTACCCTGGTTGCTACGTCAACGTGCGTATGAGCCTCAAGGCCAACAATCTGACCGGTCAG